GATTTAATAGGATTAAAAGAAATGTTAAATCACTCTAGCGAAACAGTTACTTTAAGATATATTTGTTGGGAACAAGACGACAAAGATATTAAAAGAAAAAGTTTTTACTTAGGAGGTTAATTATTATGGATTTAGAATTTAAAAAAGAAATTGATAAATTAAAACAAGAAATAGCTAATTTAGAAAGAAAATTCTTATTCTCTGGTAATTATAAAATGATAGCTGCACTTTTAGATCTATTAAATGTAGATAATATTGTTATTCCTTATTCAGAACTAGAAGCGCATAAAGATTCAATGTATGTAGCTAATTTTGACGACGATAGTAAACACGTTACTATAAAAAAATATAAAGGCCCAGAACATGAAGAAAATTAAAACTATAGACGTTGTCAGTATAAGAACACAAGTAAAAGAAAATAAGCTTAAGTTTTATATACAGAACAAATATATTTATTGCGAAAATACAATGACTAAAGAACGAGTTATTGTTGGAGAGATAAAAAATGAAAATTAGCGATTTAAAACAATTAGAAGATAAAGAATTTATTAAATATATAAGTGATATTCAAAGAAAAAAGACACCTATTTGTATTAGGTGCGGAACATTTACTAATAACAGACGTACTATATCAGTTACTAAAGATAGTATCAAGATTAAAAAGTTATGTACTTTATGTGAATCTTGTTATAGTGATTTATTAGATTTTATAGGTGTTGCTGACGTTGATTTGGATTAACTTATTTTTAAAAAACTAATAACAATTTTACAAAATGAAAATCTGTAAATTGAATAAAAAAAAATCGTCTTCCTGGAAACAGGAAAATGGTTATAAAATCTAGGAAAAATTACTCTTTTAGGTAGTGGCTCATGAATTTAACAGAATTATGTCATTTAGTAAAATTCATATAGTAAGGAATTGAGGTGTTGAAATGCTTGTATTACCAATTAAAAAGAAATGGTTTGATATGATACTTAGCGGAGAAAAGAAAGAAGAATATCGAGATATAAAGCCGTATTATGATAGTCGCTTCTATCACATAAAAGCTATTCCACAAGAAAAGACACAAGCTGATTCTCTAGCTGAGTTTAAACTTTCTGTAGAAACAGTAGAATATGTAATATTTAGAAATGGTTACTCTAAAAATAGTCCTAGTATCAAATGTAAGGTTGATATTACTACTGGAAAAGGTAAAGAAGCTTGGGGAGCAGATCCTAATAAAGATTATTTTATTTTAAAAATATTAAGTGTGGAGGTGTTGAAATGATAAAAAAAATAAAATGTCATATTTGTAATTATAAATTTCATATTGAAAAATCTAAAGTAATAAAAGTAACAGAAAACAAAGGATTATCTGGTATAGCAACTGGAGCAAGTATCTATAACGCTATAGACTGCCCTAATTGTGGTTGTCAAAAAATATTATGGACTAGATTACCAGAAGTTAGTAATGTCAGTAAAAAATAAAATAATTGGTTTTTGTGATAAGAAACAAAAAAGAATAAATACTTTAGAGCTTCAAGTTGAAACACTAGAAAATATCATAAAAGACGAATTGTATAAGGAATTTATGGCTAAGCTTGGAGAGCCAGCCGAAATACAAAGAGTCAAAAAAGAAAATAAACGATTAAGATTACAAGTTAAATCGTTAAAAGAAATTATAAAAAACAATTAAGGTGGTGCTAGTGTGAACTTAAAAGAAATGCAGCGTTTATCAAATGCCTTATCTGAGATTAGAGTTAAATGTCCCTGTAGTCATACTCTATTTTTCCCAGCGTATGCTCCAGATATACAAATCTGTAATCATTGTGGGAATAAAGTCTATAGAAATGAACGCGTAAAATTTAAAGATATATTATCGAAGAAACTTAAAGCAAAGGAGGTAAATTATGGCTAAAGCTTATAATAACAACTGGAGTGTTAAACCTTTATCTGTTAATTTTAATCATAAACAATGGCGTCAAGACTTCGGCGCGTATGTTAGAGACCACCTTTACTGGGGCCCTAAAGTTCGTGTAAGTAAATCAAGAGCTATAAGTAAAGGTCCTAATCTTTACGCTAAAGGTGTTAAACAGTTCGAAGTATATAACGGAATTGGTGGCGAAGTATCAGTACAATATCAAAATAACAACGAAGTTCTGTATACTACGCATGAAGAATTATTAAATAATTATTTCACAGAAAGAGGTTTTAAACAAAATGGAAAATAAATTACATTGTTCTGAGTGTGGGACAGTTATAGAAAATGATTATTTCAAATGTTTAGATAACTTATTACAAGTTAAATTCTTTGACACAGAAGAAGAAAATTGTTTTTGTTCTCAAGAGTGTTTTTGTAAGTACATGTCGTTAGAACAGATAGAAGCTGACGAAGACGAAGACGAAATTTAAGGACAAATGCGAAGGTTGCGGAAAATTTGATTTTCTTAAAGGTCATAACGGTTTATGTCTATGTGAAAATTGCATAAAAAATTATAATCCGCCTATTGAAAAGAAACCTAAAAAAATGAAACAATTAACTATATTCGATTTGGAGGTGTAACTATGGTATGGCTAGGAATTAGTATTATATTCGCTTCAATTATTATCTACGCTGGATTACAAAACGCAGTCGAAATACTAAATAACAAAAATAAAAAATAAATAGAAACGGAGGACCTTAAAAATGGCTGAAAACTACGAAGCAGCCAACGAAGAAAAATCACAAGTCATTATTGACTACGCCGAAATATCAAAACACGTCATAGATTCACTCATAAAATTAGGTGTTTTAAGAAAACCTAAATCAACGTATAAAAGTACAGAAGCTTTATTGTATAAATACAACGATTTAAAAAAATCTATTAAAGACCGTGAAGAAGAAATACAAGAAATAGCCGATTTCGGACTACGTGGAAAATCAACAAGTATTTTAAAAATGCCAGAAGGTAGCAAATCAAGCGACCGAGACATAGAACAAGAAATAATTGACGGTCTTACTAGAGACATAAAAAAGACGCAGCTCGTAATTAACCGTATTGACAGAGTCGTTGCTAAATATAAAAACGATCCATACGGAGAAATTATTAAATTAAAATATTTCGAGCAAAAGACGCAACAAGAAATAGCCGATTTCTTCGAGAAAGATCCTACTACGATATGGAGAAACACACAGAGACTTATTAACGAAATTAAGGTTTATTTCTTCCCTAATGACGTTATAGAAGAACTTAAGTCTTGACAAAATGCAATAACCCACGCAATTATGGTGTTGTTGACATAGCAATTTTTAACAATTATAATGTGTATAATATGAAATATTTGGAAAGTTGAAAAGCGCGTTTTAAGACGTGCTTTTTTCTATGCTATTTTTGAGGTGGTTTTATGGCTAGAGATTTCGCTAAAGCGTTTTATCAGTCTACTGCATGGCGTAAGACTAGAGACTATATTTTTACTAAAGAACATGGTATCTGTCAACGCTGCCACGGACAGTATGGACCAGGCGCTATAGTACACCATAAGATATACCTAACACCTTCCAATATTCATAACCCAGCTATTACGTTGGGAGAGGACAACTTAGAGTTACTATGTAGAGTATGCCATGCTTTAGAGCATGAGTCAGAACTGCCAACAGATAAAGGCCTTATGTTCGACGACGAAGGAAACCTAGTAGAAAGGAGCGTTGCTTATGAGTATCACGATATATACTAACTATCTTGTAGTGTCTTATGACATAGACTTTCCAGGAAGCAAAGAGGAACTAGCTAAAGCTTTAGACGAAGGACCTGTCTTACTAAATGTTTATGACAAAGCCGCTCGTAAAGTTAGTGGTACTATCTTTGTTAATCCTATCAACGCTGTGCTAATTGAAATAAAAGACACCCCCCTATCATAAAAAAAGGTTGCCTTTTAATGAACCGCGCTTGAGTCCTTTCTCGAACCGCTTCGGTCGTGTGAGGGGGGTGTAGTCAAAGGTGGTGGTAAAATGGAAAAAGAAGACGTTAATTCTAAAGAATTAAAAGAAGTACCAGATTTATCTAAAGAGTTAAAAAAACTTAAAAAAATATTTAAAAATATCTCAAAAGATAAAAAGGATTTGGTACAAAAACTTATCGAAAGTGCAGCTTTTATGACAGTAGAACTTACTAAGCTAGAGAATTATATTAGCGAGTATGGAGTATCGGAAACTTACCAGAACGGAAAAGACCAATACGGAACTAAAATGTCTACAGAAGCTAGCGCTTATAACACAATGATAAAAAACTATACGTCGATCATAAAGCAATTATGTGAATTATTGCCAGAAGGTTTACCTAACACTAAGGAAGGTAACGCTTTAATGAATTTTGCTACGAAACCTAAAGGACGTTAGTGTATGAATTACATACGCGAGTATAATTCTAAAATACAGTCTGGCGAAATAAAAACAAGTCGCAGAGTTAAATCAGTTTATGCTCGATTAGTCAATGAAATGGACGACGAAAAGTCGCCTTTTTATTTTGACGAAGCAGCGGCTATGAGACCGATAGAATTTACCGAGACTTTTTGTAAACAGTCCCAGGGAGAGTTAGGCGCAGACCTTAAACTCGAGTTATTTCAGAAAGCTTATATACAAGCTTTATTCGGATTCTTAGACAAAGAGACAGGATTTCGTAGATACAACGAAACAATGTTTTTAGTTGGCCGTAAAAATGGTAAAACTACACTTTTGTCTTCTATTGCGCTTTATCTGTTAATTGCTGATTACGAAGGTGCAGCCGAGATTTACTCGGTAGCTACGAAAAAGGATCAAGCTAAAAAATGTTTAACAGAAGCAGTCAACATGGTTAAGCAAAGTCCAGAGTTAAGAGCCGTATTAAAAAAACGTAGAAATGATTTATACTTTGGTGCTACTTCTTCTATCTTCGAAGCTTTAGCGTCAGACTCTAACACGTTAGACGGTCTTAATAGCCACGCGGTTATTATAGACGAATTACACGCTATCAAAGATAGAAATTTGTACGAAGTTATGAAGCAGTCTATGTCAGCACGTAGACAACCGTTACTTGTAATGATTACTACTGCTGGTACTGTTCGTGAGTGTATCTTCGACGACAAATACGAGTATGCTTGTAGAATTGCCGACGGAGAAAT